CAGATACTGCCAAGTCATATGATGGGCTTCCATCCGGGAATATGCGGCAGGAATCATGTAATTCTTTGTTTCCATCAACTGTTACTGAGAAAGACAATCTGTTCTTCCATTTGTTTAGCACTCTTCCGACTTCTGGATCATGATATAGTGTTCCGTTTGAGCATATAGAGAACATTGTTTTATCAAGCCACGGATGGTCCAGCTCAATCATCCTGTTAATTGTGTGGCTACAGATCTGATCAATTAATTCAATCTCCAGCAGGGGCTCTCCACCAATAAAATCAATAATAAGTCCCGGAGATTTATGGGGGTTGATATATTCTTTCATCCCTTTTTCTCCGGTCAACAGTAAATCTATCATTTTCTCAGCCGTTTCAAGGCTCATTTTGCGTTTTCCTTTTTTGATCTGGTAGCAGTATGTGCACGACAAATTACAATCATCGGTGACCTGAAATGTCACTGTCTGTGTTAAAATTTTTTCTTTTTCATTTGCCTGATGAAGTTCCGGATATAATCGGCTTAATTGTTCTGTGTACTGCTCAGTTCTTTTCATTTTCAATACCTTCGATTTCACAATTGCACATTATGTTGATCTCAAGTTTCGTCGAATTGTTTGGAAGCATCCAATTATATTTATGCTTCTTTATTGCTCCCGGTATATACAACTTTTCAATTTCCTGAACTGCCAGTTTGTACTCCGCTTCCAGCTCTGCTCCTTTTTTTTGATATGCTTTAAATGCTTCGGAATTGATCACATCCGGATCGTTCGGATGTGATTCAATGATTCTCTGGATAACATCTTTTGCAAATCCCAGTTCAAAGTTTAATCTTTCAATGTATTCTGCTTTTTCTCTTTCGATTTCTACAATTATCTTTCTCATAGTTTCTCCCTTCTTTAGATTGCTCCAAGTTTTATTGTGATCACACTTCCTCTGTCTGACAGATCCTCTGTAATCACGTCCACTTTCCATCCTGGGAAGTCCCTTTTTGTTTTTCCAACAGTCAACGTAAACTCCGAATCGTTTCCGTCTGATAATTTTTTCTTAACTGATTCAAAAGTTTCATTCTCTCCTACGTACATGGTGATGAGACTGTTGTAGCTTAATTCATTTCCTTTTCCATCCTTAAATTTTTCAAATGAGAACGAATTGTTCATCCCTGCTATTTCTATTTCCTGTTTATTTTTTAAAACTAACTTCATTTTTTTCCTCCTATTTTTCAAAATGACCGAGTCGGTCATTTTACTGTAGATGAAACTTGCCCATAGCATGTATCTTTACATGTGTTTCCGCAATTAGTAGAACAATTTGACGAGCATGAAGTACTGCATCCTCCGCAAATCGTAGAACAGCTATTTGAGCACGATTCCGCGCATCCTCCCATACATGAAGATGTGCATTCGGATCCGCATGAACTTCCGCACGAACTGCAACCAGAGCATCCGGTGCATGATGTCGAACATGATGCTGTGCATCTGTTGTCGCATCCGGTACAGTACCCCGAACATGTTCCGGAGCATCCCGAACAATCGTACGAACAGCTGTAGCCGCATCCAGTGCAATTATTTTTGCAGCTACCCGAACAGTCATCTGCACATGTTGCAAAGCAATTGCCTCCGCATGTGTTTGTGCAGTCTGCGCAAGTCTGCGCACAATTTGTCGTGCAGGTCTGGAAGCAATCCGTTTTGCAGCTACCCGAACAGTCATCTGCACATGTTGCCTGACAACCCGTGCATTCATCCTCACATGCTCTATTGCATTGCCTGTCGCAATTCCCACTGCATCCAGTTTTGCAGCTAGTCGAACATGCGGTTCCGCATGAGCTTCCGCAATTTCCTTTCGTCGTATTCTGGCAACTTGTCGCACACTGAGTTCCGCAACTAGATGTACAAGCCCTTTCGCATTCCTCCTTTTAAGCTTTTATTGATGTAGTGCATCCTGCACCGCATGTATGCGTGCAACTGCTCGAACAGCCACCTGTGCATCCACCGCAGCCGCCTGAGCAGCCATCTGAGCACTGTTTTCCGCACGTAGTGCTACAGTTTCCAGAGCACGAAGTGCACCCCATACAGGTGGATGTACAGGCCAGTTCGCATAGACCTGTACAATTTCCTCTACACCCTGATGCCTTTGCATCTTTCTGTATGTTCAGCATTTTGTCCGCAAAATTTTCTGCTTTTTCCAAAGTCATTTCAAGAGCAGTTCTTTCTTTTCTCAGACTGTTGTCTTGCAGGAAATCATTGATTTCCAGAAGTGGATCAATGATCTTTTGAATGTGCTCATCTGAAACCTGTTTTCCATTCTGCGGCATGAAATCAAAATCATATTCCTGCGCTGCATATTTCTTCAGCGATCCTCCCATTTGTTCTGCTGTTCTGCTCATCATTACTTTTTTTACTTTTTCTTTGATTCGTTTCAAAGATTCAGCTGTTATGATCCTTATTCTTCTCCTATACTGCTGATACTGACGTGTAAGCCGGGTTCACGAGCATATAGTCAATTGTTACTGTTTCCATTATTGTCGTCTTCATGATCGACGCTTCAATGTACATTTTCGTACCTTTTTTTACTTCTCCGAAATCTACAATAGTTCCCAAAATCTTATATTTATTGTTTGCATCAAACATGTTTGGTGAAATGCGGATTTCTTTAATGATCTCTCCGACAGATGATCCTTTTCTGATTTTTACAGATATAACAGAATCCGCTTTCGATATATCCGAAACCTTCATACGAATCATAACTGAATATGTTCCTATTTTCAGTGTAAGACTTTTTGAGAATAACGTTATTTCTGATATAGAGTTTGCATTTTTGCTCAGAACAGGGTATTCTGCTTCTTCATCGTTAATCGTAGCTTCCGCCGAAAGATTTGTCCCTCCGACATAAATTCCTCCAGCATTTTCTACTTTTGCAAGAGTTTCATCGACCTTGTCCATCATGTCTGCGAAATCTTTCACGTTGAAGAAATCATCATCCTCTGGTTTTGGGAATCCATAATTAGTTGTTTTCTGCAAATGTTACCTCCTCGTTCCGCAGCTGGTAATATGTCTTATCTTTTAGTTGCTTATATGTATAAGGTTTATATTTTTTGTATTGATTGTATCTAAGAGTTATTTCTAGCAAATAATCGAGCGGAACCATCTGTTCAAACAGATCTTCTACTCCCTTGATCATATACTTTCGCGTCACTTCAACCTGACATGATACCTGTTTTTTATCCAGTTCAATGTCCAGTATATAGTTTTCTCTTCCAAGCACTGCGTCCAGTTTCTGGCGTAGTGTTGTTTCTGTGTATACAGGGCTGGACCACCACCTCAGCAGCACTTCCACTTTTCGGTCTTCCAGGCTGGCGGTATCCAATGGTTGAATCCCGAGGATCTTTTCTCTGTGCTGTATTCCCGATTCTTCAGCTGTTTTGATCGTAATATTGTGGTCGATCTCCTCCAGATAATCCTCAAGGATCCTTCCGACGTTGTCCCCTGCATCAATGCATGCTTTTATTTCTCTTATATCTATTACAACATCCGGATACTCCACATTTATATGCATGTGATATCCCCCTTTATCGGCACGGTTCCATCTGTTATCTGTAAATTCTCCGCTTTCCCATTGATTTTGGTGTCTGCCACATCAATGATTCCTTTGATATTTACAACTGCCGCCTCGATTTGTAGTATTCTCACGATGATTGTTTCTTTATTTTCCCATTCTTTTCTCAGATTTAGTAAATATTCATCAATAGTCTGGTTAATATAGCTTTTCAGAGCTTCAGTGGTATATCCGGATTCGCATGTGATTGTCGTCTCTATATTTACGGTTGTTTCTTCTACGCCAGTGATCGTCACCCTATGCCCGATGGGCGCAAATCCTTCGCCTTCTCCGCTGTTTACAATCGGATCAACAGCTGTCTGTGTTGCAGTTATAACGTCCTGTGACGGTTTTCTGTAATCCTGCCCTATTACGGTTATGGCAATTCTGTCCGATGGCGTCTTTACGCGTTTCAGCTTGCATCCATATACACCGCTTAATTCTTTTATACGGCTTTTGTAATATTCCCTATTTCCTGCAAACCCTCTGTAATTATATGTCGCAAGCAATCTCGCGCGATAGCTTTCTGTCTCTTCCTGATTTTTTCCTTCTAACGTGCACTTAATAATTCTTCCCCATTCAAAATTATCTACGTATCCGATCGGGTCAAGGTCTCCCATTATGTGATTCGGTTCTGCGCCCGGGCTATCGCAGCCAAGCCGGTATGTGTGTTCTTTTTCATCAATCACGTTGTATACTGTGTAATTGTATTCGTCGAGATTCCAGCGCGATCCAAGTGGTACTTCGCAGTTAAATTGAGCAGTCATCTCCGCGTATGTCGCCTGGTTGATATAACACCCTCTGTCGTTTCCATTTCTAATCAGGTGTTCCAAATCCGCTGTATCTGCATACATATTCTGTTCTATTCCAGCAAGCATCAGATAAGCTTCCTCAAGTCTTACCGCCTGTTTTGCGCATGCGTTAAAAATCAAGCTGCCTTCTGATGTATCAATGTCGTCTGGCATGTCCTTCATCATTGATCGCATGATTGCTTCGTATGTCATTTCTTCAAACCTCTGCATTCACCTCCCCATCTCCAAGCTCTGTTATCAATCGAAATGAAACCGTTACTTTTCCTTCGTCTTTTGTACACGTAAAATTTTCAATTCCCGTTATATACGGATTTTCTGTCAGACACTCTTCTGTCATCCGTTCCAGTTCGGAATCTGTCAGTTCTTTTGAGTAGCTTTTCCCGATAAGTTCTTCATATTCCTGTCCATAGTCCTCTGAATAAATATAGTATCTATATCTTGGCGTTTTTAATGCCAGCCATACCCACACAAGAAGTGCATCGTATCCTTCTACTATCTTTCCAGAAAGCTGGCCGGTTTCAAAATTGATTCCATATTCCCGTGGAATATATAAATTTTCTTCTTTCTCATCTTCTTCTTCGTTGTCCACGAATGGAAACATCATTCTGGCACCACCACCTTTGCTATCACCACATATTTTTCATGTTTATTAAGTTTTATAAGAAGGACTCTGTCTCCTTCCTGTAGAATATTTTTCTTGTATTCTTCCAGTGTTGCATTATGTGAAGAATCCGTCATATATTCTGCTGATTGCGGCTTCGAATTATGTATGAATATTTTCTTCTTATTGTCCAATCTTAGATTACAATTTATCAGATAATCATTTTTGTCCAGCGTCATGGTATCTATTTTGATCTTTCCCGCATCCATCATAATTCCCAGTTGAGGCGGCTGAGCATTGTAATATCTCCCAGCTCTTCTCATTTGCTCTACGTAACGTTCGTATATGTTTATAGACCTTTGTATCTTCCTCCGTTAACAGCTGCTGTCACTTTCTTCCCTTTCCATTGGCTTACATTGAGCAATGCTCCAGAATTTGAGTAATCGCTTCCACCCATGCTCTCCCATTCTATGATTGACCATCCAGAAGCAGGGTAGTCCTGCCAATGTCCATAAACACTGCCGCTGCTGTCTCCTGCATTCTTTTCATCCGCAACAAGGCAATTCAGTTTTATCCCACCTTCCAGTGTAAAACTTATAAGGTCGCCACAAGAGCCAAAGTATGATCCCACAGCAACAAGATAATAACCATCTATAGTCGCTATGCCATGATCGCTTGCTCGTCCTTTCGCATTCCATATATCTGCAACCCTTCTTTGCGTAGAATCACCATTCCATCGGCTATACCAATATGGATATATCGTGTAATCCCATGGACATATGCCAGATTGTTGCAGTCCCGCCGGTATTTGTTTCGATGTCCCGGATATTACTGAGTCATTTCCTGTCGATATTGTTGTAGCAGGATAGTCGATATAGCAAAATCCATATACATCACTTCTTCGGTTCCCGTACTGTTTTTTTGCTGCTAAGCCTCCTGCCGCTCCACTAGTGTTACCTTCGATCGACACGTAATCATTTATTCCTGATCCGGAAACACTTTCTACTAGACCTATGTGACTTCCTCCTCCTGGTCCGTAAACTACTAAAGCTCCAACTTTTGGCACTGTCCCGAATTTTCCTCTGGCTTGATACCATTCTGTTACATCGGAACAACTAGCTGTTTTTCCGCCGCCCATAAACAAATTTCCGTGGCCAGATTTGTTAAAAACTGACCATTGAAAAATACAGCACCATGCAACTCCGTTGTATCCATAGTACTGTGTAGCCTCATTTGTGCTCCCTGATATTCCAATCCAGGCTCTTGCCTGATTTAGTACATCCTCTAATGCGCTGCTTGTCCCTGATCCAAAAGAACCTTCAGATGTTTCCTGTTCTTCATCCTCTTCCTGGACGTCCATAATATTTTTAAAAGCCAGTTCCAGTTTTGTGGTGTATAAACCGCCGCTCCATTCATGACTGTCATTTTCTATCCAGAATTTTCCCTTGAGTCCGGTTCTGGAATCTTCTATGATCACTCCTAATCCAGAGATGCATCTGCAGTCTCCTATCATTGTCAGGCTTGATGTTTTATTAATCCCATGAAGTTCTGTCTTCGCTTCTGCTTTTCCATTCCCCGAATCTACAGATATAGAATTTTGGAAGATTCCGAATTTATCAGCCCACTTTGAATTACTTATGCTTCCTATCTTTCTATTATCCGAATTGTATATGTATACTCGGTTTACCATGCTGTCAATGTTTTCAGAATAAGAGGATTCTACAATTCTTTCCCCCTGACAAATGTGGAAATTGGGGATAACTTTTCCTTTTTGTATCACTTCCAGTTTATCTCTGTTCATCTGGGCTATATATGGCTTTTTATTTTTTCTGTACGCTTTTGTATAAGCAGCCATAATGATTTCATAATATGATCTTTCCTGGAAAAATATTTTTGGAATGTTTATTTTGGTTTTAGCCAGGTCTCCCGTTTTTACTTTTACATCCTTGCATACCAAGGATGCAATCTTTTCAGGCGTCTTGTTTGCAAATTTGTAGGTTCCCGACGATCTGAGCAAATGGATCATCCCGTCCTGTGCGGTATACGAAAGTTCCCCTGCCTCTGATTTTCTTTCCCTGCATGTTACCATCCCAATAAATTTTGTCTTTTTATCATCTGGATATCCTGGATAAAATGTAATTTTATCTCCTAGTTTAATTCCTAGATTCTTTACATCCTTGTCATTTGGGCTATACGCAACATTGAATACTACTGATCTGGCCGCTTGTTTTGCGCTTCCCGACCAGCTTACTGATGTAACGTACCCTGTTATATTCGTATCTTTCCAATTCAGTTTCATGGAATCACCAGTTTCGTTCCATTGTAGAGCCACCAGCCTTTCACTCCATTGTGCGAGCTGCTCGTGTGGCCATGTTTCTTTGCTTCTTTTTCTATTACCGTTTTATTCGCATTATATATCTTGCTGCTATAGCTTCCTGAACCGTAATATTTCTTCGCAATGCTCCGAAGCGTTTCCTTGCCTGATACCGTATGCGTCTTCTTTTTCGGTTTATTGTCTGGCCGGTTATTCTCCTTCTCTGGTTTCTTTTTATCTGATTCGATCGGTTCAAGAACAGCTTTTGCCGGCTTAGTGTACCTAGGTGGTCTGTAATCGTCCATGGTAAGTGAGTATTTTATATCCCCAGTTCCATCTTCTTCCCCGAACTGAAATGATTTTATGATTACTTTTTTATTCAGTTTTGTTTTCGTGACAATAAACTGGATAGGCGTTTCCTGCCATTTAAGAATTTCTTTTACATATTCCCACGGATTTCTGTCTTTTGCATAATCCGCAAAGGGATAATCATTTTCCGGGAAAAAGGACTCGAATGCATATGTCTTGAGTCCCTTTTTTCCAAGAATTGTTACATCCCCTTTTGTCTGCACATTTACTGTTTGATGCGTATTTTCGAATGTCACGCTAAATGATTCGGGTCTGATCGGAAGCTGGATTGATTTATTTCCATTTTTTAACCAATATTCCATCTTGTCTCCTACGCTGTTTGTGGCATGTTGTCACTTGCCTCTTCGATTTTCCTTACAATCGCTTCTGCTATTTTATCAATATCAGATTCTTCTCTCACTACAATACTGTCTGCAAGCTTCGCAATTTTGACTATAAAGTTCTTCTTTGCCTCCTGACGTGCCATCTGTACAGATTCGTCGTGTGGATACACTCTGCTTCCAGATGGAAGATCTACAATCTCTCCACCTTTTTCACTGATCTGTACGATACCTCCCTGCCAGTTATCTGTGCCTTTCGCAAGAGTTGGAATTTGTGGTATGTTAAGGCCCTCCCAGCCTTTTCCTCCTATTCCGGGTACCCACTCAGGAACTGTAAAATGAATTGAATTAATCTTGCTGATCGCTCCATTGACGATTGATATCACAGCATTAATTGGAACTTTTACCATATCAGCCAGTCCTGAGAATGCAGTTCCTACAAACTCCTTGCATCCATTCCATACAGATTCCCAGTCTGTTTTAAACACACCGCTCAAAAAGGAGATAATTCCTTCGAACATAGTGAGTAACGCGTCGATGGCAACTCCAATCGTATCAAATGTTCCGACGATAAATTCTCCAGCGAAATTAAAGATTTCTTCGACTACCGGTCCGAATGTCTCTTTCAGGTATGATGCTATTTTTTCCACAAATTCTATGAACGGTTCTAATTGCGGTTTTACTGTCTGCCAGAATTCCACAAATCTATCCCCTATCTTCTGCAAAATAGGTGCGATTCTGTCCCAGTTTTTATAGATCAGCAGAGCCGCTGCTGCCACTGCGAATGCCGCAATTCCAAATTGTCCTTTCATTATCTTCGCAATTCCCGAGAATCCTGAAGCACCCGTCAGTTTTGTAATCGCACCACCTGCTTTTCCAAAATTCGAGATTACTGTTCCGATTCCGGAGGACACTTTCCCGAGTCCAAGTAAAACAGGTCCTACCGATGCCGCTACTGCTGCAAATTTGACTATCGTCTTCTGAGTTGCCGGCCCTAATTTATTCCATTTGTCTGTAAATTTCTGCACAACGCTGATTCCTTTTGTGACATACGGAATCAACTGGTCCCCAATTGGTTGCAGCACATCTACCTGTATCGTTCTCCAAAGTCCTCCCAGAGCGCCTGATAATGTATCGTATTTTACATTTACCAGTCCTTCGACAGACTCCTTGTTTTTATCTATTGCATCACTTGCCGTTGACATAGAGGTTATGACCTGTGGTCCCAGATCTTCCCACATAGTTCCGAATAAGTTAACACCGGCTGTGCTTTGTGCTACAGGATCATCCATGGAAGCAAGTCCTTTTATCACTTCATTGAATGCTTCCTTTGCGGCATCTCCTCCGGCTCCAAATTTCTCTGCCATTTTCGCTGCATCCATTCCAAGAGCTTCAAATCCCTGCTTTGTCGTATCTGAACCATCTATTGCTCTTATAGAGAATTCTTTTACAGCATCTCCGACTTTATCCAGATTAAAAGCGCCATTCTGAGCGCCATTGGCAAATATGGAAAACATATCTTCTGCATCCAGTCCAAGTTTCTTAAACTGCACTGAATATTCATTAATGCTGTCTATCATTTCCCCGGAATAGTCCATTCCTGACTGTGCTCCCTGGGTGATCAGGTTAAAAGCTTCTCTTGCAGATACACCGTAATTTTTTATCAGGGTATCTGCAGCTCTGGTGCTTTCCGCAACGTCATATCCGAAGGTGTCTGAAAGAGTATAGGCATATTCCGTGCATCTCTGCAGAGCCGAATCATCCAGGTAAGACATATTCTGGTTGACAGTTGCCATTGCTTCCGCAACATCATTGATGGACTCACCAAAATTATCTTTATAGACATTGTTGATCATGTCTTTATACTTGCCCATCTCATCTGTTGCGGTACCTGTTGCCGCCGCAAACTGCTGAAATGCGTCCTGTGAATCAGAGGAAAATTTAATGGCCGCAGTTCCGACTGCTACCAGTGGTGCAGTGACCGACTTGGTCAATGTTTCTCCGGCAGATGTAAATGCATCTCCGGCATGAGAGAACACATCAGCAACATTGTTAAAACGTTTTTCCAGGTCACGAGCCTGGGCCGCCACCTGTTTTGACGGATCGCTGAAATCATCTATCAACTTAACAACTGCTGCAACCGTCTTACCTGCCCTTGTTTTTCATCTCCTCTTTTAAGTCTTGTATTTCCTGTTTCAAAAAAGCGCGGGTGATTAATCGTTCACCCGCGCCCATATTGTAATATTTCGATGGCTTCCATTTTTTCAGGCGGAACAATGCGTAAGCAACGCTTGCTTCGCTGTCCACCTTTATAAGTTTTTTACTTCTTCTTCAGCGTCTTCTCCAAGTCCTGAGAGTTTTACGATTTCTGATGCAATGCTTCCAGTTTCCATTCCGAACAGAATCGCCGCAAGATCCTTTGGCGTAGAAGCCCCAAAATGTTCCATCAATTTCTGATCAGTCAAACATGGATCCACGACACCGTACACACAGCACATTAAATTGAAATCATATGTGGCATTCATGTCACGGTTTCCCTTTTTGTCATACAGCATGGCCTGAAGGGCATTGTATCTTTTCCCTGATAATTCTCTGATCGTAATCTCTGCATCTTCGCCTACCAGTTTGGCCAGTTTCTTTGATTTAATCTTTTTTGTCTCTTTTTCCGTGGCTTTTGTTTTATCTACGCTGAGTAACTTTTCAATTAAATTCATATTCTTTCCCCTATGCATCTATTGTGTTAAGTACTTCGAAGCTGCTGAAGTTAAACGGTATAGATTCCTCAAGCAGCTTACCTGCTTCCCAGTCCGCAAGTGTCAGTTCTGTGAACACGCAGTTATCTAAGCGAATTCTTTCTGCTCCAAATGTCTCTGGATCTTCTAAGTTTGTAATGATTGTCGCTCTTGTTGCTTTTCCTTTTTTTAAATTTTCTGAAATCTTCTTTATGAAATAAGATGTCACTTTATTCAGCTTCAAGGTTCCAGTTCCGCTAATCCCGGTTACTTTATACCCTTTTTCCAGCGTTCCGGTTCTCTTAACTTCAGTCGTGTTAAGCTTCATCTTTGCCTGCAAAGCTGTCGTTTCTGCCATGTAGTCATTGTCTATCCAGCACTCTCCAAAACTGCCGTTGACAACTCTGTCATCTGTATAATTATTCCTTTTGTTTCCTCCTTACACAGCAATCTCCAGATTAATGTCTTCCATTACGTCCACGATCGTCACGTATGCCTTCAGAAAAACTTTATTATCGGTATACTGCTTTTTGATTTCCTCCTCTGACATTGCTTCTGCTTCGTCTCTGGAGACCTCCTTGTTTTCGATGATATATTCTTTTATCGCTTCTGTATCCAGTCCAATTTCATAGTCCTGTATCAGCCCGTTTCTTTCCAACTCTTTCAAGTAAGAATTGATCGCTGATATCAGGAGGCATTTGTTACTGTATGTGTTTGGATACTTTCCGATATAGTTATCCTCGGCCAGCAGCACCAAATCGTCGTGGATCATATCCATCGTCTCTACAACACGGATTTTTTTCCATGAATCAGCTTTTCCTTTCTGAACTGTCGTCAGAGAGTTGACGCCTTTTGCTACTTTTACTTTTTCTCCATCGTAGAACACAACAAATTTTCCTGAATCCACAGCAGTATCCAGTGCATCTTTATCCAGTTTTTCACATGCGCTTACTTCTTCCAACACGGCAAATGTAGATGATATTTTATATGATGTTCCCGCAAGAAGTCCGGCGATCCTGGAGCAGAACGCCTCTGGCGTATATTTCTTATTGTTTACAACCACTTCGCTCGTTGCATAATTTATAATTCCTTCATTGTCCGCCGTATTATTAGGCAGAATTGCCTTTACCCTGTTCCTATTGTCATCTCTCTGTTCTTTTACCCATGTCAGGACGTTTTCTTCCTGTCCATCAGTCTTTACAGTCGGGCAGCACAGCCATGTTACTTTTTTAATCTCAAAGTATTCTAAAGCCTTGCTGTAATTTTCTTCTGTCTTTGCAAGGACATATACAACTACCTTTCTTGGAGTTGTATCATTTCCTTTCAGTGCAAATTTGATCTGCTCTTTGTTTTCTTCACTAAATGCTTCCGGGATATCTTTTTCACTGTAAATAACAGTCGGGTTTGCGGTTGGTACCGTTGTTTCTTTTATGATCATTCCAACCGTTCCACGTTCAGCTCGTCTTATTGTTTTTCTCGCCGCTGCCACAAAGACAACGTTCATTGTTGGTAAGCCCCTAGTCTTTTACCTCCTGTCCAAGCATAAGTATTTTCATTGTTTCAACATTTTCCTGTCTTTCAATCCGGTCCCAGAACTCTATGTCGAATCTACACATTGGTACATTTGCATTTTCTCCCTGGAAGGTTAATTCCATGTCGCTTGTGTTCAAGCTTCTGCTGCCTACTGTCAGTTTCTGCCCGAACATTTCTTCCATTATGGTGAAAAAATCTGTTCCATCTGCCTCGTTTGCCGCTTTTTGTATGTAGTAGATTTCAACCTCTACATTCTTATGTCTGGCATTTTTTGTTGATTCTAAAAAGGTCTGTGTTATATATACAAAAAAAGAAGGTCTGGTATAGCCTTCTATTGTATCGGCGCCATAGATTTTGTATTCCGGATATCTTTCTTTCAAAGCGGAATTGACCGCTTTCTTTATTTCTTTAAGAGTCAATTCCAGCCTCCTTTAATATTTCGTCAAGTAGTTCCTGTCCGATCAGCTCTGCGTGATCCGCACGCTGCGCCATATATCTTGCAACTGTCTTTCTTCCTTTTACTTCTCCGACTTTCTTTCCAGTTCCTGCTCTCCCTCTTCCTTTCTTGTCCTTCCGATTATGAGTGACCATATCATGGCCAAGTTCGTACAAATGATAATGAGGAGCTGATGACGTTACGGCGATTGTCATTTTACTTCCAGAACGGATTACTCTTCCCTGCCGGAAGCTCTCGCTTAATGGCTTCTGCGTTTCTTCGTCACTGCTGTTCTTCCCCTGCCGGTAATGGTGCCCTTTTGCTTCGGAATTTACTCGTCCTTGTAAATCCTTAGCAATATTTTTCGCTTCTTTCTTTAAAACTTTTTCTGCAGATGCAGGATATTGTTTTGTCGCCTTATCCATTGCCTGGATCAGTTCCGAAGCGTCAAAATCAAAGTTGATACTTGACACTTTCGAACACCTCCTCACATTGGATTTCCAACATTCTGTGCGTATTGTCCATATCAAGCGGCGGGCCTGCAATGGAAAACATGTGTCCCTGATACAAAATCCTCATATCTGCAGTAATATCTTTTCGGAAGCGGATGTACATTCTGTGTGTAACCTCCGGCTTTAATTTGCTCATGAAATTGTATTCTGATGCTTTGTATGGTTTTACAGTTGCCCATACTGTCCGATATTTTTTCCACTCGGATTTGTCCTGACTCATTTCATCTTCTGAAGTCTTCAGGCGGAGAAATGTGATCCGCCTGTTTAGTTTTCCAATATCAATCATTTTCTTCCTCCAGTTGTGACACCTGCAGCTGAAGAACCATTGATCCGACCACATGCGTCAGTCGCTGTTTGTCTGCTTCCTTTACTGTCAGAACACGATTTTCGTAGAGATCCTGTATGATAAGCATGAATAACATCTGCGTTTTTGGATTCTTCTCATCACATTTCCCGACAGCATCTTTTATGTATTCTCTTGCAGCGTTCATCATCAATTCTATGGTCATGTCGTCTGCATCATCGTCGATTCGTAGATACTCTTTTACTGCATCAATATCCACAGTTCACCGCCTTATCTCATACTCCTGTAACAGTTGCATCTTTAATTGTCAGCTGCCCGTTCACGAACGCTTCTTTGTCTTTCACCGTGCAGTCTTCCCTTTCAATTGCCCTGAAGATTGTAAGATCTTCTTCAAATGCATTCAGCTCTCCGATCTGGGCGATGTTAGATGTCATAAGAGTCGTCTGGTTTCTATCCCAGAATTTGATACCCTCTTTCAGATCTCCGATAATAACTGGTATTTTTCTGCTCCCCGCTGTCTTTGTATCGGATGGCATATCGGAATTTGGAATAACTTTGACAGGAACAATTGTTGATCCAGCGCAAAGTCTAAGCTGCATTGGATTTGCAGGATCCGGCTGGAGAAGATATCTTCCTTCGTTATCCTTTAATGTATCAAGCCACTGTAACCCATCGTCGTTTGTCACAATTGCAGAAGTAGGTTTAAATGCCTGTCCAAGCGTGATATTCAATGCTTTCTTGATATCATCAAGGTCTTTCATTGCTGTTACATCCTTTGTCGCAATCTGCTCAAGAATCATTTTATTTCTTGTGACTCTTGACTCATCCGCAATCCATGTTGTCAAAGCGCCTGTGATATTTGCATCTGTATCCGCAAGGAGTTCATTTGTGCAAGGAAAATATCCTGCATATTTCTCAATCTCGTATGAGATTCTTTCGAACTGCGGGGTTGTTCCAGCTGTTATCTTTCCACCTTCTCCCACTTTCGCAAATCCAGTCTGCTGCGCACGTTTCTTATAGGTTCTCTGGCCTTTGTTTGTTGTTACATTTTCTACATCAACCAGGCTGATCAGAGAGAATTTTGCATCTCTGTATGTATTGATCTGTGTCTGGATGTCTTCCGGGACTGTATATCCTCCATCTGCAGGTGTGCCTTCTACCATAGTTGCGTTTCGGAATCCTCTTCTTGCAGCATTAGCAAATTCTTTGATAGAGTTATTTTCTATCGGTTTTGGATCCTGTGGTGGTTTAATTGTTCCATCTCCGTCCGGATCCATGATATCTTTTAAAAGGTCAAACTGTTCCTGCATATCTTTAAGTTCTTCCTTGGCTGTTCTTGCTTCTTCCAGCTTTCCCTGCTCTACCAGGGACTGTACCATTGTTTTTTTCTCATTAATAGAGTTTAAAAGTTCTAATAATTTTTTATTCCTTATATCCTCCGTTCCGCTCAGATACCATACTGATCTAAGTCTCTTAATATTTCTTTTTTCTGCTGTTCTTTTGCTTCCTGGGCTTCTTTTTCCTGTTTTACTTTATTGCGTATTTCATCCGTCAGTCTGACTCCGCACACGCAATTAAAGAACTGCTGCCCTGAATTCTCGATCTTATCAATAAATCCAAGTTCAAGAGCCTTCTCTGCTGTGATCCATGTTTCCTTATCCATCATTTTCAGGATTTCATCTTTTGATCTTCCTGTTTTTCTTGCATACGCTTCCGAAAGCGCACTGTTCATTGTTTTCAGGATTTCTGCGTTCTTCTGCATATCATGATAATCTCCGGAAGCTCCTGACATTGAGACATTGTGGATCATTATAGTCGCAACAGGGCTCATTTTGCATGTGTTTGCCATTGCAATCACACTGGCTGCACTACCAGCAAGCGATTGAATGTTGATTTCCACGTCACTTCTTCCGGCAAGAATAGAATAGATTTCCTGTCCTGCCATCACAGAGCCGCCGCCTGAGTTTATGTTTACCGTGAGTATTTCTCCTGGTTGAAGAGATGCAATTGCATTCCTGATATCATTCGGACATGTGGAATCCCAGTCCAGCCAGTCGTAAATCCATTTATCATCATTGCTGATGATATCCCCTCTTACATCAATCTCCATCTCCTTCACCTCCCTGTGTGTTAATTCCGTAAGCCGCGCCTATATGTGTTATCGGCTGATACGTTCCGTTTACCATGTTGACATCTCCTCCGTCCACAAAAGGAAGATCAAGGAGATCTCTCCCCTCATTGATCGTATAGATTCCGTTCTTCACGTATCCAGTTATTACTTCCTTCTGTGTCTTTGAATCCGTTCTCAATATTGCTTTTTCATTGAATTTAAAATAATATCCTTCTTTTTTCTCAGTATCAGAAAGACATTTATAGTTTATCTCCTGCTCGTACTGTGACAATCTATAGCTCATCGTGTCCACCAGGAATGCCAACTGCTGGCTTTCAGAATTTGAATAGCTTGACTTATCATAATTGTTTAGCTGATTTGGTTTAATTCCGAATGCTGCTGCGATCTGCAACGCCGTATATTTTTTTATCTCTGCATACTGCGCATCTGCCAGAGTTACGTTTAACGGCTGTAATGTCATGCCGACCGGTACTGCCACCACTTTACCTGCGTTTTTAGCGCCTGAAAGTAATGCGTTGTATTCCTTTTGCAAGGCCATACGCTTTGGTTTATCAAGATCTCCGGTATACTGCAGTGCTGCCTTTGCGGTTAATCCGCTAGCATACAGCTGATTCAAGTATTTCTGTGACTCCACTGCGCCTGAAATCGAATCCTGTAAAATCTGCCTTACCGGTTTTCCCATGATTCCATTAAGTGTACACCATGTTTTAAAGTGCAGGACATTATCCTGCGAAAAAGTGTATGTCTTTCCGGTCTTAGGATCGCTGTATCGATAATACAGCCTTCCTGCGTCTCCGAACACTCCCACATCATCCATTAGCACATCCACATAATTGCTCTGCATAGGCCAGAATGAAAGAATGTTGTATTCTCCTCCATATCTTCCCTTTTTCTCGAATTTCGTCTGTATCCATACATACGCATTTCCATAATGTTCACAATTATATTCTATCGTGCCCCAGAACGTCGCCGGAGTCATGATCTGATTTGGCCTGTTCATAAGGAGCCATGAAGCTCTCGTCGGATCTGCCCGTATTTTTCCCTTATCGGTCTGCTTATAAAATTTCAGTGGCATTTTCCCCATTGTTTCTGAAAGCATTTTTAAGCATGTAAAATACGTTACTTCTCCAATTGCATTTCGTGGGGTTTTTGGATCAATTCCAAGCCACTCCATTAGCCTTTCATCATCTATTGATGTAGGCTCTCCAACAAGGGAATTCCACATTTCTTTAATTTTCTGTAGAATCCTTCAATATCTCCTCAATAAAATTATCAATGTAATCTCCGTAATCGTCTCCGAATGTATGAAACATTGCCAGTTTATACGCACATAGCGTTGCATCCACCGGGTCGATTCTCTTTGTTGTTGCATCTTTATCAATTTTGATCAGTCCATTGTTCTGCCGGATTACCGCATTACTCATCGCATAATTCAGCAGGGGATTGTAAGTATATATAATATTTCTGCAAAATACCTGCTCTCTGAATCCCTGTGTTGCTTCGTTTAGGTGTTTGTGGCTCTGAAATACTTCTTCGACATCGTATCCTTCATCTGACAGATCCATCATTAATTTACTCGCATTTGCAGGGTCAAAGCACAGGCATTGTATTTTTAATTTCCTTTTTTCGCAGGTCTCAAGAACATATCTCATAACCGCTCCCTGATCTACGATCGGAGTGTTTGTTACCTCCAGAAATCCCATGCGTTCCCACGCGTCATAGGCAACCTTGTCTTTTATAATATGTTCCTGAAGTTTCTCCCTTGTCGGGATAAAACTGTGCGACCAAAGAATATACTTTACTATTTCTTTTCTATTCGCATCATATTCCCCGGATAAAAACGGAATCATAAACGCCACTGATGTAAGATCTGTCTTTGCAGACATATCGAAACCTACATACACCGGATGCCCCGTTATATCAAATGGTAATTCATTCACCTGGCAGGCTTTCCATTTCGACATGTCCATATACCCATTCTCTTTCGCCTGCACCCAGACATCCAGACATTTTGTGAGGAAGGCCGTCATATGTTCCGGCTGTTCTCTGGCAATCTTATATTCACCGCGAATCTTATCGACACCTTCCGGATATGTCATTCTAATCGGATTAGCTTTCTTCCAAGTCTCTTCGTTATCCAGATTTGAAATGTCTTCATAATCTTCCGGATCCATCTCACAAATGTCGATCAGATATTCATCATTCTCCACGTCCGTGTTTGGATCCAACACCTTGGAACAATACTGATACTCAGTCACATAGCAAGGATAAGTTAAATCCATTCCAGCTGTTGTTATAATCATCAAGAGTGGCTCTTTTGTGTTTGATCCTATTCCTAAATCATAGAACTCCGTGGTTTTGTGCTGATGATACTCATCTAAAACCAGAAGTGCAGGGTTTGTACCATCCCCGGACTTTCCATCGTCTTTTGATAATGGTTTGATTGTGCTATTGCTTTTCAGATGTTTTATACAGTCCCTGGTTACCTTAAATTTCATCCTCAAAGGTGATCCTTGAAGCATTAATCCGGCTTCCCCGAATACAATTTTGGACTGATCGCGTTTTGTGCCGGCGGTATAAATCTCGTATACTTCTCCGTTCTTGGTTGATGTAACTGCTGCCTCATAGAGTGCAATACCTGCTTCTTCCTGAGATTTCGCATTCTTTCTGGCCACTTCTGTGAAATATTTCTTGAAACGTCGATATCCGGTATTTTTATGAACCCATCCGTACAGCTGGCAAATTCTAAATCTCTGCCATGGTGTTAGAATGATCGGTTGCTTTGCCAGAACTCCTTTACTATGTCGTAAGAGTGCAAACCATTCTGCAATGTTCTCCGCCTGGTCTTCATCCCAGACGTATGGAAAATCCGGTTGACCGATTCGGTCGATATCTCTCAGTAATCTCTCACATGCCCATATATGTTTTCTTCCACTGATAATCTTTCCAGATATGCAGTCACAAGCGTATTGTTTAAGTTCATCAAGAATCATATAGCACCGAACCGGTTCTCAATTTCTTCCTGCTGCTTATTTACTTTCGCCGATCCTGCCTTCAATCTCGAATCAATTGTCAGACCGCATAAGGCGGCGAAGCGTCTCATTTCTTCTGCATACCCTTTCTGAATATCAACCATAGGATTTTTTACAACAATTACTCCCGTTCTGGTTTCTCGATCAACATAATACGACTGCTGACTCAATATTTCTGTTGCTTTTACGTAGTTTGCGAACGCATTGCAATAACCTCCTATATTGTTTAAGTCCAGATTTCCGACTATATTTAGCTTGCTTAATTCTTTCACAACTCTTCGCCATTCTTTTTTAGCAACATCATCGATCAGCCAAGAAGGAGGTCGTTTAAGCTGGTTTTTCTCTGTTTTTACCTGGTCTTCTGCATCTCTTTTCTTCTGTCCGTCAATAACTTTTAAATGTCCGGTTTGCAATTCTACCGGCACTCTCGGTCTTGCCCTCTGGCCTCCCTCCTTTCATTTGCCAACTTTTTTTTCGTTTTTAGAATTTTGTGAAAAGAAAGGGGCATACGTGGTCGTGGGAGATCCGTTCAAAACTTTTTTCTATCCCCCGGTGGTCTTGAAACGCATCTGAAAGCCTCTCAATTCCTCCTGCACTACCGTCTTTCCCTCTTTCTCATATCGTTTATGTATCTCTTTATGTCCAGCTCTTGAGACTGGAATCAAGTTTGAATCTGAGTAGAACAGGTCAGGTCTGTCTTGCGATAATTCAATATGGTGTACCGTATCTGCTGCCACTATTCTGTTATACTTGTACATCATGTAGATATCCAGCCCGTCATAACTGTTAAGCACAAACTGTCTCAGGTTCTTCCACCGTTGTGTGTGGTATTCTTTCTTTATTCCGGTTGGCTTTGCATACTCTCTGATGTTGTTCTTTCTGCATAGGCATGTAGTCCCTGCTGGTACCCTACCCCCGCATCTGCTACATCGTTTGTATATCATTCCATCCCTCCTGTTCTCTGATAGCGGGAGGCGGATTCGAACCACCGTTCCAGGCTAAGGAGGCCTGTAAGTTTCCGTTACTTTATCCCGCGGTAATTATGTATGGACATTCTGGGGTTCGAACCCAGGACCTGTCGGTTATGAGCCGATTGCTCTCCCAGCTGAGCTAAATGTCCATAGTATAAGAGCCACCTGCTTTCTACAAGCAGATGGCTCCTACGCCAAGGAAAATCCATGTGAGTCCTTGTACCTTTTTGTGTTTGGTCTGGTACCGACCAATTCATTCGCCAGGCTGTGGCACCTGGCAAACGTAAGGAAGGAGATTTACCTATATCCATTTCAGCAACTCCAGTTTATATTATTGCATATTTAAAACGGAAAAAACGGAAAAAACGGAAAAACTTTTATTTTTTCATGAATGTTTCAAATTCCTTTCTCACAGATTCTCCAGTTGCTTTTCCTCCTATATGCTTTGCAACCTGCTGCCAGTTCATTTCCTCAAAAATCTTAAACTTAATGATCCTGCGCATTCTGAATGGAATTGTAAGCATCCACTCTTCCACATCGTTCTTTAACTTCTCTGCCTGCTCTATCTGTATCTGTTGTCTACGTTTTTGTCTTTCTATCTTGTCGTCCTCATCGTGTGTTTTACCCTGGATTACAAAATGCATGGGTTGAAAAGGAAATTCCGAATTGCTTCCAGAAACTGTATCTTTTGTCTGCACAGAGTTTCTCTTCTCCAGCTTTTTTATGGTTTCTTTCGTTTCTTTGATCAGTTTTACTGCATCTGTGTACTGTTCCAATAAGTCTCTATTCACTTCGGTATTCCTCCTGTTTCTTATTTCTCGTCGGCACCATGGAGCATCAGATATAGTTTTGTGTATCCGGGAGAGGTGTATTGCCCATTTTCCAGCTGTAATTGTACCACATAGGGATATAATTTTATAACAGTTGCTGTATGGTATATGATTCGTGTGCTGTTTCCATCATCTCTTACCCGCGCTTTTAATTTAATCTTTCTGCCTGGGCGGACTTTGAACGTTCTTTTGAGCGTCTTTCTTATGTCTCCCATTCTCATGAGAGGGATGTTGCTTTTGTCGTAATTCATTTTTCTCCTTCCTGACCGATTCGGTCACTTTTTGTTCGTAGAATCTGTATTCCTTGCAATTCGTTCCGGCTGTAACATTTTTGTCTTTGATGATGTGCAATGTTCATCTATTCATCCTCCAGATAGTTTTTCCCGAATATTTCCGTGAATTTATCCCTGCTGCCACACTTCTTCTCAAATGTTCTCTGACCGATCCGCTGTAAAGTAGTTCGGACTTCTTTATTTTTATGTACGGCTATATCTGATGTTCTGTGGCATTCCGGGCAAAGATACACTGTTAGACCATATTGCTCGGAGTATTTGCGGTTTGCGCTGCCATAGATGTGATGGCGTTCTGTATAGCCTGTTTTGCCGCAAATGAAGCACTGATTTTTCATATCTCTGTCTATAATGCTTTTGTGGTGCTTCTTCCGTTTTTTTTTCTGGCGGGTTCTTTAGGAAATAATAATCCTCCCTGTTTCATCTGGTATACCTCCTTGCTTCTCTGATTAGGGCTGTCAGACCTCCCCATGGCTTACCGATAAAAACATGGTAGTCCAGGCTGGTGTAGATTAAACAGTCCGGAGGATTCCATCCCATGGTTTTTCGGAATAGTTTCTTTTTCTGTCTTTTATTCATTTCTTGTCGCCTTTCTTATATCCCAGCAAGCGGAGACGGACGGTATCAAATTCCTGAAGCAATGCGATATCCTTCACTCTGCTTAATTTCCAATCAACTCTGTGCATTTCGTACTTCCTGAAGATTAAATCTCCGGAGGTCCTTGCATTGTTCGCCTGTGCTTTTGAGCAGTTTAAACCTTCCACTATTTCTGCAAATGTTGCATTGCCTATCACCAGATTGCCTGATCTATCTGTTACATCGTATAAAAATGGGATCATTTCCGCCCTCCTCTCAGTGTCCGGCCAGAAATGTATTCATCATCCTTGCTTTCCATTCCGGAACTTCTTTGGTTTTCCATTTTGCGCACCAGTCGTCATCTTCTACCATGCGTCCAATGCGATCGCAGAAACCATTATCATTCTCTTTACAGGTTTCGCATATCTGTTCCTCTCTGCTCATATTCTTAAATGTCCTTTCCTTCTCCGATAATCTTATCAATGCAGCTATTCCAACCAGCGGCAAATAAGTTTTTCTGCACTTCGTAATTGCTCACAGGTGCAGTTGTACTTTTCTTCTCCGGCAATGGCTTCAATGGGCACCATTCAGGTCTTGATTTGCTTTCACAATCATAATGTTCTTCTGTCATCAGAATTACATCATAATCTAAACAGTCAGCTAATTCGCAATAGCCCACACATTCAAGTTCGCCGCAGTATGCAGTTCCGAACGGGCAATCATAGCAATTCTCTGGTGTATTCATCACTAACGCTGACTTATCGCGTTTTTCTCCTTTTTCCTGACGGTTTTCGTATTCTCTTAATTTCTCAAGCCATTTAATGATGTTTTTCATCATCGGGCCATCTGGAAGGATGCACGCCATATCATTGTTTCTTCTTGCTGTCTTAAACCATTTTATGGTATCATTGAGATCATCTATTTCTTTCTTCTTCTTGCAAGAACCATATCCTACCATACAAACTTTTATTCCATTCTTAAACGTCACCAGATACCTTCCGTCTTCCTTCGGAAGTCTCTCACTGACCGGAATCCACCCATTTTCTTTCTCGTCATCCATATTTTCGATATAATCCATGATTTTAAGTCCCAACTCGTAAGCTGTTCCCTCGAAAGGTCTTCCATAAGGATTTATTGTCCTTTTTATGTAATCGTATATTTTATGTTTATCGCTCATGCTTCCACCTCACTATCCTCTGGCATTTGAAAGATCATTTTGTTCATAAGTGCTTTTCCCATAGCTTCAGCCAGAAGTTCATTTTCTTTTGATGCTGGCGCTTCTGCGAACTTCTTCCCGATATTTGGCACTGTCATTGGAATTAACTCTGCGTCCGCATATGCTTCCTGAATCATATCCAGTACTTTCATGGCTTTTTCTTTTGTGGAATATTTTCCTAAAATAAAATATCCTCCACTTCTCTGTGCATCCTGCCAACTCCAACATATAATATTTAATAAATCTGGGAGTTTTAGATTGACTACAATGTTTTCAAACTTTATCAGTGCTGTTTTATCCTGACTTCTGATTAACATACATTTTCTCCTTTCTCCTTCCTGTGATCTGACAGGCTCACACAGGAAGGATGTATCTATGTGAATTTTAGGGCACCCTTTTTTAGTGACCGAATCGGTCATTTATCTGTATTTGTAAATCTCTTTTATGTTTTTGAACTGTACTGTCTTAGGCCTTTTCCCTCCCTGGCTATACTGAAATCCGGTATCTGTAATCTTTGTAATTGTTGCACTTCCAAATCCACCGCCTTCATGTCCAGACACTTTGTTGAAAATTATTCCCACTGTGTCTCCCACTTTGAATTTCTGTCCATTGTCGTCAATTATTATTTTTTCTGTTCTGTAATTCATTTTTGAATCTCCTTCAAGAATTCCACAAGTTCTGTTTCGCTGTTTTGATATTTGTTGTATCTGGAATGGTAGCTCCATCCTTTGTCGTTCTTCTTGTATTCCGGCTTTGGTCCTCCTACGAGGTGCATGTAATGGTGTTCCCCTGGCGTATACCACTGGCTTTTTTCTGATGGATCCGGAGCAAATTCTTCTACGATCAGGCGGGCGCCGTTCGCGAAATCGTATTTGTAGTATTTGATTCCTACGTTCTTGTCCTCGTACCAGAGTCCCCAGCTCTTATAGTTTCTCAACCATTCTTTGCGTTGGTCATTATTCTTCATGATTGGCAATCCTGGCTGTTCCGGTTCCTCCTGACAGTCTTCTACAAGATTTTTGAGAATTCTGAGTCCTGCTACAAGCATTTGTTGTTTTTTAATCACCAACTCTGGAAATCCTGCTTCTTCTTTCTCAACTTCCGTCATCCGTTTTAACATGTCTTCTTGTTTTTGCAGATATATTGACAGATCGCTCGTTGATGGAAGCGGGATATCTTTTAATTCCTCCGGCCAGGCAGCAGGGATTTTGTCTGTATTTTTCAGATGTTTTGCCATCTCGGCAGTCTCACCGTAATGTTCTTTCTGCTGCTTTTTGTCCGGCGTTTCTGTTGCCGGCTGGCAACTCTTTTTGGAAATCCATCCGCAATAGCTGTTACAATGGTCTGGGCACTGAGCACAACAGGTATATTCTTTGTCGCAGTAAGCAGCTCCTCCGCAGAATCCAGATCCGGATTGACCGGTGATACATTTTTCCGAGCTTGACAAATTATCTTTTTCTTCTTTATTCAGCTCTACAGGACGATGGGCTGAAGCGTTGCATTCATATCCGCACGTGCCATGCTTTTCACAATTCCAGCAACATTTTCCATTACAGTCCATCCCGTCTCCTGCTGCCACCTTCTGCGCTTCTGCAAGGGTACAGGTGAATCCTTCACGGTGAATACACCTTCCGGCATTGGTTTCTTTCTTTGCTGGCTTTTCTGGTGCATCAATCGTGGTCATTTTGACCGGCTTCTGCCCTTTTCCAAATCTGTTTATCAGCCTTTCTACCAGTCCATTCCACGTAAGAGCATATTCCATTGTGCTATCAGGATTAAACATGACTCCTTTTGCATCAGCTATGTAATTGAGGATGCCATTTCTAACCCGGCTGTCTTTATATCGTCCACTGATCAGGAACATTGACATTGGTTTATTGCATTTAATAATTTTGTCTCTTTCACTTGTATTCAATGTTTCAAATAAGCGTTCTATTTGTAACTCTGGCTGTATAGGCGTGTCGTTTTCCAGTGGTCTTTGCTGTCCTGTTGCCTGTTCTATCGTCATTTGTCCTGAAATACCCTTTTCTGCATCCTGCTGCTCTTTCAGAATCTCAACATCAGAAGGCGTCAGTGTTCCGTTTTCCATAAAAATCTCATATGCCTGCTGTTGCAATTCCGGTTCCAGAGACGCTACGGCATCAGCCACTGAAATTTTAATCCTTTCTTCTTTGAATTCTTTCATCAGCTCTTCTATCAAATTATTGCTGATTTTCTTATAGCGGCTATATTGACCGCCCGATATTCCCATAAGCTCTTTTAATTCGTCTCTAAGATTGCCTTTAAGCCCCATGCTTTCTTTAAATTGCTTTACAATCTTTTCCATTTCAAGAAATTCCTGCATTTTTTCCCAATCACTTTTATCTCTATAGTTATTAGTCTGAATTACTTTGAATTGGCGCAAGATTGGCTCAATTTTTTCTTTATCCTCCAAAGACAGAGTTTCCATTCCAGGTATCTTAATTTCCGAAGCGTACATACACGGGACTTTTTCGAATCTGGTATCTCCTTCATTAATCAAATCGATGCAGCATAATCGGCGGCGATGCCCAGCAAGCACTTGATCCTTTTCATTTACGTTCTCTATCAGAATCGGCTGCATAAGATAACCTGTGATTTTAATAGATGCTTTAAGTTTTTCTATGTTTCGTGTATTGTAGAAATTTTCCTGAGTCGGTATCAACTCTCTGGGATCTCTGTATACAATTGTCTGGTCTTCCCTTCTCTGCGGAAGAGACTGGATTCCCAACAAATCTCGTGGATTAAATCTTTTTCCCATACTTATCTCCCTATCATCTGTAGATATTCTCTTACAAGTTTCTTATAGTCTTCTGCTGCCGCGCTTCGCTTGCTGTACTGCACAACCGGCATTTTTGCATATGTACTCTTTGCAACTGCAAGAGAATTTCTGATCACGGTGTGCATTGTCGGATAGCATTCTCGAATAATCTCAGCTCCTGCAGTGTGTGCTTCGTTATATCGGTTGTATCTGGAAATAAAGCATTTTACGTTCTTCATTTCCGGATTCCAGTCACGTTTGATTGTATCGATCTGCTTCAGCAGTTCTCCCATGCCTTCCGTTGTATTATCATCAATTTCAATGGGAATCAGCACATCGTCTGCTGCCGCAAGCGCATTGATTACAGAGATGTTAATATCCGGAGCATTATCGATTACGCAAAAATCATAATCTTCTTTCACTCTTTCAACAGCTTTTTTCAGTCTGGTCTGCTGCACTCTCGTCAAATCCATGGACGCTTCCAGATTTGCTTTTAACAGATTAAGATTTGCGGTAATAATATCCAGCTTTTCATAATTTGTGTTCTGGATCAGCTTTTCCATGTCTGGATCTTCTTCTGTCATGATTTCATCAATTCCGACACTCTCCGGAGATCTTCTATCCAGTCCACGGGAACAGTCTCCCTGTTTATCATTATCTACAAGTAGAACTTTGTAGCCTTTCTGGTTCAGGATGTAAGCAATATTGATACTTGAGGTGGTCTTTGCCACCCCGCCTTTTAAATTGATAATTGCAATTGTTCTCATAGTCGTTCCCCTTTTTCTCTATTCTTTTCTTTCTCCACAGCTACATCCATCTCCGGGCACCAAGAATTTACTCATTGTATTTCCTGATCTGCAGTAATCTACATTCAGTCCTTCTGCATGACTTTTGTAGATGCATTCTTCGCAAAGCACAATATTTTTGTACTTTTTCATAAGCTGATAAGCTGCTGTTTTTCCAAAATTGTTTATTTCGTTGTACTCATTCAGTACTGCGCAATGAAATCTCCCATGTTCGCAATGCTCTGCACAGTGTTCTTCCAGTTCTTCCTGGTCCTTGATCTGTTCTGGATATTTACAGAGGTGAGCGCAGATATACTCTGAGAATTCATTCATGATAGATTCCATGACGTTTTCTTCTTTCTCTGTCTGCTCTTTGCATCCATTCCGGTTTTCCTTTGACTGGTTCATCTTCAAACCATATCCCTCCCTGTTCGTCTTTATAGTATGTAAATCGGGTACCTGATCTAATAATGGTACCCAGACATTCCATTGTTCTTTGATCCTGTTCCGGTCTCAGGCTCCAGCCTTTGCCCCATAGTTCTTCTGCATTCATCTTTTCTCTTTTCCATCTCCTCCTGCAGCCACCCGGAATAACTGTGTTTCTCAGTTTTTCCAGTTAATTTGTGTGTACTTGGAAGGGCATGGATAGCAGAATACACACGCTGCCATTCTTCTGCATTCTTTATCTCTTCGCCTTTACTGTCTTTCCAACCAATTCCAGCCAGTTCTTCCAGTTTCGGGATTCTGCTGCAGACATATGCATCTCTTGTGTGTACGCAGATCTCGCACGGTACCGCCATGCGTTCCAAGGCTTCCGCAAGTGTTATTAAAACGGTCTGGTGGTAGGTTCCTTCGAAGTGTCCGAAGCCTTCCTTGGTTCGTTCTTCGTTTCGTATCGATACTGAAAGGACATAAGAGCACTTTCTATCTGTGATTCCCTGATAGATACTGCTGGTTTCAATGTAAATATCTACTTTCACTTTCTCATCTCCTCTCAAATCTGTAATCGTTCGGTAGCTCTATCGAGCCAGCCTATATCTGTATGCGGATTCAGGCGGAACATTGTGTATCGTCTGTATCTAAATCCGGTTTTTGGATTTATTCCTTCATGAATTTTTGCTATGTAATAACCTTTCTTAGGCTTCAGTTCTTTTTGCCATCTCTGGAGCTTGTCTACACGTGGTTCAGGCAAAGGCATATTCCTCGAAGTGTTGTAGCTTACTTCTTTAATCCTCGGTTTGGCAAGTGTCCCGTCTTTTTTCTTTTGTCGGGTGTTTTCATCTTTTGTTATGTAATTGCTGAGCTTCGTGAAATCTTCGTCATAATATTTACTTTTCTTTATTGCACTGGTCCACGTTCCGCCTTTACTCCAAGCTCTTTCTAAGATACTGGCTGTATCGCCTACTTCATTTACAATAATGTGGATGTGCCAAGCTCCTTTTGTTCCCCTTTCTATATTCCTGATCCAGAAAAGTTCGTATCCTCTTTTTTTATATTCCCTTCTCACTATGCGTATCGCCTTCTGGAAATCATCCAGAGCTTTCTTTATACTTTCGGGGCGATTTTCTACTAGGTAATCCCATGTAGCTAAAATATCTCCCGGACCGAAATACATGAGCATTCTCTGTCTGGCTTTCTTAGCCTTATTCATTGCATTGACCTTTTGCATATCTTCTTTGGTGGGAGTCTTCTTCTTTTCTCTCTTCTTACCTTTTGCTCCATACTTCCCGTCATGGTATTCTTCTCGGTCAATGATATCTCTATCCCGGAACATGTATTCTTTACGTTTCGTAGCCATATTTCTGTCCTAACTTTAATATCTTTATCAAGTCCTAAACGGGTCTTCCGACCCTCGAAAAAAGGTTAAAAATATGGCAGGTTCACTCCTGCCGGAATTGACATTCCGCCGCCTGAGTGTTATACTTGTTGTATTGCAATTATCTCATGTGGCGGAAGCCAGGCTCATGCATTCCCGTGCATGGGCTTTTTATTTATTCTTGAATTCTTTATATAATTCTCTTCCTGCTGCTTCGGTCATATTGTCGTTAATTATTTCTGACTTAACCGTATATCTTAATCTGCTTAACAGTGCTTCTGCTGCTTGTGCTGCTTCTGGATATTCTTTCTTTATTCCTTCTGCGACCATGTTTAATGCAGCTACGACAAAAACTATGTCTCCCGCTGGAATAAATCCTGCGATTTCCTGCAGTTCATTTACCCATACCCGGGTGCGTTCTGTAGAAAGCTTTAAAAGTTCTATGCCTTTTGCATTCATCAACTTTTTCTCAAATTCTTTGTAGCCATTAAAATCTGTTCTTAACATTTCATTTTCTCCTTGATTTTTCGTTGGTTTTGTTTTATACTTTTCGTAAATCAAATTATTTTCTTTTTTTATAAGCCTCTCATGTTTGCAGACGTGAGGGCTTTTTTAATTACTTTTCTCTTCTCCTGCAGCCAGTTCAGAATTGCCAGGCACGTGATACTCAGCACTATTGTTCCAGCGAAGAGTTCCGGTCTTGTGTTCCAGTCCCAGATCGGGAGCAGGGCGGTTATGTATCCGATCAGCAGAGATATGATCATCTTGCGCTCCAATTTTCTCGCCTCCCTTCATTTATGTATGCTTGTCCTACTGTCTCCGCCTTATTCGGCGGTTTTTCTTTCGCAGTAATTCTTTCTCTGGTAATATTCGATTATGACTTTTGAGACGTTATTTATAATCCTCTGGTTGTCTTCTTTTGTATTATTTTTACAGTAGTCGTCGTGGATCCGGATTAGGCTGGATCCATATTTGATTTCTTTAATCACTGCCATATGTATTCACCTCTCTTGGTTATATTATGTTGAGCGGTTGTACAGGGTTCCTCCCCTGCTCAAGTCACTTTTCTTCCCATTCCGCAAAATAATCCATGCTTACATCAAAGTACTTTGCGACCTTTAAAATATTTTCAAATGTCGGAGATGCTTCGTTCCATTTGCCGATAGTCCCATTCCCGATATTTAACTTCTTCTCCAGCGAAGCAATTGAGATTCCCTCTTCTGCTGCCAGACGCTTGATTTTTTCATAAATCATTCTTTCTTCCTCTTTTCATAGACTTCAATCTATAAAAGTGTTATTATTGAATTGTTACTTTAGGTTTTAGTCTAATTTGGTACATAACCAGAAAGGAGTTGCCAAGGGGTAACAACTCAGGGACGCTTCCCAAGATGGGAGGTGTGGTTAAGGGATTCTGTAAAAGATATCCTCGAATGTATCTTTCTTGTCCTGCAGATTATTTATCTAATCGACAAGTTTGATATGTAAAACCATTTTGCAGTGCTTTCGGCACTCAGTTGAAAGCACTGTGAAATCCATTTTCACACCTCACGCATCTATTCCCAGACATTTCTGTCATTCCCACCCTTTTTATCCGGCTTTCTTCTGTTCTGTGCCTGCCAGAGCGATAACTGTATTCATACAGCCATCCAGATAGCCTTTCTGTCTCTCTGTAAGGCAGTCCCAGATCGCATTCATTTCTTCCATCTGCTGCCACCTCTGTTTTACTTTTTCTTCTGTAAGGATTTCTTTCATCATTGTGTTTCACCTCACTTTTGTCTTTATTTATAATTGCTTTAGATTCTTTTAATCAGATTGTCGAACAACTCTGTTTGACTATTCGGTTTGGCTCCCTTATTCTGTATGTACAGGGCGTTGTGAGCACCCAAGTACATACAGAAAGGAGAACGATGTGAAATTTGAATTTAATTCTGATGGTTTTGATGGCTTACTGGATGATTTAAAAACATTTGAGATTGACTGTCCTGAATGTGATCATCCTATTGAGGTGTCACTCGACGATATTGGTAGCGTCGTAAAGTGTCCTCAGTGTGGTGCAGACATCAAACTGGAATCAGAATAACTTTTCTTTCAGCTCGGCAAGCTCTTTTGCAGTTTTGCTGAGCTGTTTCATTTCTTTATTTAATTTCTTCACTCTTTTCAGAGTTTTCTTGTATCCTGTCATTTTTACTTTGACAGTATGCATTACTGGTTTTTCCCTTGTCTTTTCATCTCCTCTCTTTTTAACAAGAGCTACGTTCTAACATCGGAAACAGAAAGGAGATATTTTTAATAATTGGCCTTGATATCAATACTCTGTGCGGCATTATTTCAGCCGTTTGTGCTGTTATTTGTGTCTTACAGAACCGTAAGAAGTAATTTTCTTATACATACCTTTTTTTGTTTTATAGCAGAACGTAGCTCAATCACCGGGCTGTTGCTTTTGCAATAGCCCATTTCCTTTTTATTCGCCAGAATTATATGTCTGGTGATTACCTCGCTTTCTGTTTCCTTTGTCTACATTATAGTGTCCATTGTCCTCGTTGTCAACTGTTTTTTGTTTCCTACGCCAACTTTTTCTATTGACTTTCATCTCATAGGGTGTTATTCTTGTGTTAAAGTTAATGAAGGAGGTGAGCGAATGACGCAGGGTGAACGCGTTAGAGATGTTCGCAAAGCAAAGGAAATGAGCATGGAACAATTTGGCGAAAAATTAGGCGTACAGAAGTCTGCTATTTCAAAAATAGAAAACGGTACGCGTGGTCTCACTGAACAAATGCTCAAATCAATCTGTCGTGAGTTTAATGTAAATGAGGACTGGTTGCGGACCGGAGCTGGTGGCCCTGAGAACATGTTTATTCCGGAAGATATGCGGTACCTGAACACCGTTGGCAGACTGGGAAACGAGCAGAACGAATTCAAAAAGTTCTGTATTAATATGCTGATGGAGCTTCCGGACAAATACTGGGATTACATTTATGAAGAATTCAAGAAATTTGAGAAAAAAGAAGAGTAGCCACTAAGGCTACTCCTTCCGAGGTTATCTGCAGATAAAATTGTAGATCATCTTTCCAGGAATCCGATAAGGAGATAATAGATCTCTTTTGCGCGATTCCGGTTTCTTTCAATTAATTTAATAATAAGTGTAATGTATTTTTCGTTTT